GCGCACGGCCGAGTCGATCACGGCGTTCTCCATCTCAGGCGTGGCGAAGACGCCCCGGACCTCTGCCGCGATCTCAGACCGCCAGCGGCTCACGTCCGCCTCGGCGATGCGCTTGTCCTTGATGGCCTGCTCGCCGCGCAGCACCTGTTCCGACACCAGGCCGCCATTCGGGCGCTGCTGATCGCCCAGTGCGGCCGCCAGGGCCAGGGTGCGGTCCTTGCTGTCCAGCTGCGCGGCAATGGCCGACATCGTGCGCGTGCCTACCGCCTTGGACAGGGCCGCGATGCTGGTGGCCCGCTGGTCGGGCGGCAGAGCATTGAACACGCTGGCGACCTGCACCGCCTCGTCTGACGTGAAAGGCGACACCGGGCGCCCGGCGACAACCTCGACCTGCTGGGCTTGCTGCAGCCGCTCCTGCACGCCCTGCGTGATCCCGGCGATTCCGCCGCTCATGTCCAGCGGCGCCAGCTCGGGCAGCACGTTCCGGTCGACCGCGGCGCGCAGCGGGTCTTCCTTGTACTCGCGCTGGGAAGTCTCGTAGGATTTTTGCGCCTTGTCGTAGAAGTCCTGGCGCGTGGGCGTCCAGCCGACGCGGTTGCCCTCGGCCAGCAGGCCGTCCAGCATCTCGCGCTGATCGCGCAAGGGCTGCATGGCGAACGCGGTGCCGGCCGGCGCCTGATCCACCGCGGCTTTGAATGCGGACTCATACGGCGTGCCCGCCATAGCGGCGGCCGCGCCAGCCAGATACTGCGGATCAAGCTTCTTGCCCTGCGTGGAAAGCTGCTGCACCTCGGCAAGGATGCCCGCGGCGTGGCGGTCTCGCTTGGCCGCCTGAATCTCGGCACGCTGCGCCGCCGCGACTGCACGCTGCTCGAGCGCCGTCTTGTAGCCGGCCGTGGTGTTCAGCAGCACCGCGCGCCGCTGCGGGTCAAGGTCGTTGAACTCGTCCGACGTCAGCCGCCGTTCCACCTCATTGAGCGCGGCGCCGTTGTTCCTGGCCCCGTTCACCAGCTCGTACGCGACGGTGTTGGCGGAACTCTCCTTAAAGCGCAGCACATCCTTTTCGATCTGCGCCGGCGTCAATCCGGCCTGTGGGCCCATGGCGCGCACGGCCTGCTCGTACTTGGCGTTCGCGCCCGCCCGGTCCCGCACCGCCTCGCGCTCCAGTTGCCCGCCCAGGGCCACCAGCTCGCCGCCGATATCCTGCTGGTTGCGCTTGACCACTGCATCGCCCACGCGCCGTCCGAGCGACGCCGTGGTTTCGGCCAGCTGGGCATCCACGACGGCGCGGTGGGATCCGCTTATCCCCTTCAGGCTCTGTTCCAGCTGCTTGGGCGCCAACTCCTGCCAGCGCGCCGCGGCCTCGGCAGCCGGTACCGTGCCGTCTGCAATGCCACGCGTCAGCTCGTCTTCCAGGTTGTAGAGGCCGTTCTTCGCCTCGGCCATGGTACGGATGGCCTTCACGCGGTTCAGCTCGTTCTGGGTGTCGGCAATCTGGTTCCCGATGCTGGTCAGCGCCTGCCCGGTTTGAACCGCCGCCTGCGCTTCAGCCGCGCCGAAGGCAGTAGCGGGCGCGTTGATGGCCTGGACGGGCTGGGCCACGACGTTGCCAAGGTTTCCGGTGGGGATCTTCATTGGTTTTTCTTCCAAGCAGAGTAGGTGCTTCCGGCAGTGCTCAAGAGGCTGCCGGTTGCCGCGCGCTGCCCAACCTTCGCCATCGATGCGCCAGACCGCCGGGACATCGCGGCTTGGGCCTCAAGCGAGTCGGCCCGGCGGTTGCCGGTCAGGATCGTGTTATAGGCGTCAGACTCGGTGTCGTTCTGGATCTGATCGTTGATCAGGACCGGCGTACCGCTACCAATCGACACGCCGGAGGCTGCATACGCTGCCTTGGCCTCGGACGCCTGGGCCCGCCCGATGCGCCGGATCTTCTCGGCCTGCTCCCGATACGCCTGACGCGTCTGCGCCGCCTCGATTTCATCCTGCTCTGCGCTGAAATTGGCAGCCTGCTGCTGGGCACGGCCCGCATCCATCTGCCCTTTTGCCGACATGACGCCGCCCACGGCGGCCAGTACCAAAGGTGCCCAAGCCATTACAGCCCCCAAGAATAGAGATTGCCCACGTTCTTACCGCCCAGGCGCTCATACAGCGCGCCAGTGCGGTCGGTGGTGATGTCGGTGCTGATCGCCATGTTTTTGTAGCGGGCGCCGCGCGCGTCGGACCAGCGCAGGAATTCACGGGCCAGATGCGGGCCGGCCATCGATCCCCGGTGCGCCGGTGCCACGTAGACGCCGTATTCGAAAGAGAAGCGGTCGTCGCCGAAGTAGTCTTCGCCGATGCCGCCTGCGACGAACCCAATCAGGTCGCCGTCGCGTTCAGCCGCCAGTAGAAGGCCGTTCTCTTCTTCCACCAGGCCGGCGAACAACACCACCACCTTGTCCAGGTTGAAGTTCAAATCCCTGAAGCGGGTCTCGGCGTGGAAGTCGCGCGCCAGCTCGGCCAGGCGTTCGACGTCGGCAAGGGTTGCGGGTCTGATCATGAGTTGGTCGTCCAGTGGCGCACGATGGCCAGTACGTGAAAAGGTAGGGGCTGTTCCTGGGTGATGTCGACGTCCATCTCGCCCTCCAGCCAGCCGGTCTCGGCGACGCCTTTCCATCCAGAGAAGGGCTCGGGCGGCTTGTCCAGGATGTCCGGGCCGAACTGGCGGAACTGGACTTCCTTGCCGTTGATGGTCGCGCCGATGGTGTTCAGTACCAGCACGTTTAGCTTGTGCGCGCGCATCTGGCTGGTTTGCGCGGTCCCCGTCTGGGTCTGCACCTCGGGGCGCAGCAGCTTGACGCGCGGGCGCACGCGCAGCCCCGCCTGAATGGATTTCGCCACCCGCGGCAGCGTGATTTGCCCGCCCACTACAGGGATCTGCCCCTGGGGAGAACCGTCTGCCAGCACGTCCACCTGTTTGCCTTCCAGGTGGTTCAGGCCGCCCCAGACCTGCGCGCCGGAAGGGTTCGTGCCCACGATGCCGCTGTGCACCATGTAGGAAGGGTTCAGCCGCTCGATGTAGCGCACCGTGCTGCCATTGACCACGCGACGCACCACCACCAGCACCTCATCCGTGGCCCCCGCCGGCGCCGACGAGATCGACTCGTAGAAGCCATCGGTGTCGTGCGGCGTCCAGGCGATGACGCCCTCGTCCCGATCGATGGTCATGGCCGCCAGCTTTCCGTTGGCCAGCACGCACCACAGGACCGATCCCGGCTCCTGCTGATAGGCCATCTCGACCACGCCAGATTCCGTGATGTGTTCGGCCAGCGTCGTCATGTTCGGCGCGCTGTATGCGTCAGATGCCGCCTGGTAGCTCATGGCCCGCACCTTGCGCCCGGCGCGCTGCACGAACAGCAGTTCGTCGCCGACGCGCACCGGCCGCGGCTTGCTGCAGCCATAGACCGTCTGGTCCTTCGCGTTTACGTTCGTCGGCGTCAGCGGCTTTTCCACGCCGCCAACCATCGTCCATTCGGTGCCCGGCGTCAGGGCGATCAGCGCGCGGACGGATGCCAGATGCTCGATGCCGTTGCTTTCGCCGTCCAGCGCATAGAAGAACCCGTCTGCGTCGTTGACGCCCTGGGTGAAATCGAAGTATTCGCCGCTCCGGCTGCCCCAGACCCCATTCGGATATCGCTTGGTGCCCGCTGCGACCAGGCGCTGCTGATTGATCGTGACCGCCGTGGGATAGCCCTCGTTGGCGTCCCAGACCGGCCCCTGCAGCGTCCAGGCGCTGGCTTCGGCCGCGGTGGCGGCATCCATGTCTGCCTTGACCACGCCTGTCGCCACGGTGGCGCTGGTCACGCCCGTGATCAGTACCAGGCCCCGGTTGATCCCCACGTACTTGCCCACGTCTTCGGCGCGCCAGCCGTTGGCGGTCAGCGTCAAGGTGATAGCCAGCCCAACAGTCCCTTTCACGCTCGGAGTGCAGGTCGTCTGCGGCGAGTCTTCCAGCACCCATTGCAGCGCCGGAAGAACCGTGTTGGGAAACTGGGAGGTTATCTGCGCCGTCACGCTGGTGGACGATCCGAACGCGGTGATGATGGCGATGCCGGTTTCGTAGGTGACCCGGCGCCCCACGTCCGACGCCATGAAAACGGCGCTGCCAGCGGTGATCGTGCGGCCCGTGCCCACCGTGGCGGCACTGAGGGTCAAGGCGGTATTGAACCGCGCACCGGTTTCGGAGAACGGAAGAACGGTAAACGGCACCGCCGACAACACCCAGCTGTCATCTGCCAGGCGACGCAACATGCGCATCGGGAAGGCGGGGTGCGCGAAGAACATGGCATTGGGGGCTTGGGCCCAGCGCAGATCCTTCACCTGTAGGGCCGAATAAGGCGTGGCAATCTGGAACGGCACGCCACCGGAAAGAACCTGGCCGGCGCCCGCTTTGAAGACGCGCATAAACCCGTTGCCGAACTCCAGGTGGTAGGCGGTGTCCCGGTTCAGCACGAAGGGAATCAGGCGACTCTGCTCCGCGGTCACCCCGTTCTTGGCAAGGTATTCGGTACCAGGCGCGCGCGCTGCGCCGCCGTAGATATCGACGACCATGTTTTCCAGCGACTCGGCGCCGTTCTGATACCGGGCGATATCGGTGCGCCCGCGCACCTTGGGAGAGATCTCGCCGGCCGTGAAATTGGTTTGGATGGAATCGATGCGGGGCATTACCACCTCCCGCCCAAGCGCGCCTCAAGCAGTTCGGATCCGCCCAGCTCTTCGGGGGGCTCGTCCTGGCCATCGACCGCCTTGGCCATCTTCTCGGCCATCGCCGCCTCCTGGAAGCAGGTATCGCGCAGGGTCGTCGACGCGGTGACCGGGTAGGCCAGAACCGCCATCATCTTGAGCTCGGCCACATCAACCAGAGCATCGTCCCAGGTGCCGGGGTTGTCGTTCAGCCAGATATAGACCAGCGGCAGCTGCGTGACGTTGGCCAGGATACGCCGGCCTTCCTGCCGGAACTGGATCGGGCAATCCTTCTTTCCGACCTGCAGCGTGCGCAGCCAGTCGCTGGGCAGCTGGAACTGATACTGGAAGTCGAAGGCGGGCGCCTCTGCCATGGGCGCCAGAATCACGCGCTTGGTCGCGCAGTTCCACGGGTGGGCACGCAGCAGCTTGTTGCGCACGGTCGGCCAGAGGTTGGCGCACTGGCCGGCCTGCGTGCTGGGTTCTTCGAAGCTGGCGATTGCCTTGCCGCCCAGGCGCAGCAGCGCGTTGGAGCAGATGGAAACGGGGTTAGCTGACGACATTTTCGGGCACCTGAAACAAAAAACCGGGGGACAAGCCCCCGGCGAATTCCACCTGGATGCCAGGGGAGATGACCATCTGTGCGATCAGTCCGTGACGTACGGGATCTCGAAGCGCATTTGCTGGTTGGCCGCCAGCACCGCGCCCTTGACCGTGGCGTAGACGTCCACTTCGGTCGCGGTCAGCACGTCCGCCGCCGCGGCGATGAACGCGCCCGTATCGGCGACGATCTTGCCGGCGGCCGAAATGTCCGCGCCAACGGTGATGCCGTCAGCATCGACCACCGCCTGGGTGACCGTGTTGCGCGTGCCGATGTCCACCGTGGAGCTGGCCGTACCGCTGCCGCCCACGCTGATCACCGCACCGGTCAGGAAGCGGGTATTGGCGGGCACGCGGCCCAGAAAGATCGTGTCGTTGATCGCATACGCGGCATGCGTCGCCGGAAGCGTTGCGATCAGAATGCGCTGGCGGCCGTGGGATTCGGCGGGCAGCAACTTCTGACCCGCGACGATCTTGGCGCCCTGCACGCTGTTAACTTCTGCCATGGTGTTCTCCTGAAGTCTTGAAAGGGGTGGCGGGGCTTAGAAGGTGAATTCGATGGCCACGACGCCGATTTCCCAGACGCGGACAGCGCCGTGGGATGCGGCCATGGACACCTGCATCAGGTCCTTCTTGTCGGCGCGACGGGAAGCCTTGCCCTCGACAAAGCCGGTGCCGAAGTGCACGGCCGACTTGGCCCAGGCGGCGGTCGTCGCGGTGCTGCCGTTGATCTTGACGCGCTCGTACGGCTCCCACTTGAAGCCCATCCACCGCCCCGACAAGTCGCCGTCTTGCAGCATCTTCACGGCCATGAAGTCCGCGCTCGTCAGCGTGGTGTCGGACAGAATGTCTTCCAGCATGTCGGCGTTGTAGGCGATGTGCAGCTCTTCGCCGTTGTGCTCGTCGGCCTCGTTCTTGCGGAACATCTTGCGGGCAGCGATCAGCTTGGCCTTGGTGAAGCCGGTGGCGCTGGCCGTGATGATCTGCGACGAAGGCAGTGCGATGACACCGCCATCCTTGGTCTGCGAGTTGCCCAGCAGCGCGTCGAACGTGATGCTGTCCTTGCGGCGGTTGTGGGCGGCCTGCAGCGATTCGTTGTAGCTGCCGCTCAGCGGGTTGGCCAACAGCTTGGGCTCGTCGTTGCGGTCCACCGGCAGGGCCTGGTAGAAATCGCGCATGATGGCCACGCGGGTCGAATGCTCGGCTTCAGACCAGGTGGTATCGCCATGGCGCACGGTGTTTTCGGGGGTGTCTTCCAGCGGCGCCAGACGGTTGGCCGTGAAGGACTCGCCCGTGATCGTGCCGCGGTCAAAGACGTTGCCGGCGATGCGGCTTTCCTTCTGCTGGGCTTGCAGTCGGATCGAGGTGTCCCACTGCTTGACGAATGCTTGGGTGATGGTGTTCGACATGGATTGCTCCGAAGGTGAATTGATCTGCTCGATTCGCCTTGCGGGGTGTCCGCGAACGGGCCCGGAGTTCGCCCACTGGTACCGGCTACCGCACCACTGGGAGGGCTATTCCGGGTATCTGCGCGCCATTGCAGGCCGGTGAATTGCCCGCAATGGTCGCGCTGGGGGGGTGTCGGAATCCCGACTTTTTGAGGGGTGTATTACGCGGCGGCTTCGGTGCCGTAGCGTCGGTCGTAGAACTTCTTGACCGTGGCGCTGACGCGCTCATGGTCCTTGTGCTTCGGGTCGCGGTAGGCATCGGACATTTCCATGGTGCGGATGTCGTCTTCCGTGACCGCCTTGAAGCTGGCCGCGCCCGGCGTGCTGTCTTCCTGGAACTCGGGGCCAAGGGCGGCCATCAAGCGCAGGAAGGTGGGGTTGTTGCCCAGCTCGGCGTAAGCCTGGTCCATCGAGATCCCAGCCTTCTCAGCAGCCGCGGCGGTGGCGACGTGCGCCAGGCCGGCATTGCGCTTGAAGTCGGCGTCGGTGGTCCAGACCTGCTTGAGCGCCGTTTCTGCGGCTTCGGCCGTGGCTTCAGCGCCAGCGCCCGCGAGCAGCGGGGCCATCTTGAAGTAGCTGGCCAGCGCAACGTCGATCTGCTTCTGGCTGAAGCCTGCCTTGTGGGCTTCGCTCAAGAAGCCCTGCATCTCCGCGTCGTCGGAGAAGTCCAGATCCTTCATGTCCTCCGGCGGCGTGATCACGTAATCGGTGTGGGCCTTGGGCGGTGCGTCGCCGCTGCCGAGGCGCTTTTCCAGGCTGCCGTGAGCTTCGGCCAGCTTGCGCGCGGATGCTTCGATATCCAGCGTGCCGTCGTCCTTCGTGACGCGGTATTTCTCGGGGATGAATTCGGTCGGCGTGGGTTCTTCAACGCCCTGCTTCAGCAGATTCGACGGTTGCGCTGCAGGCGCGGCGGCGGCCGGCGGCGTGGTGCTGGCGGGGGCTGCATCGCCTCCAGCGGGCTGGTCATTGACGGCGGAGCCACCGGCCCCGGGATCGCCACCACCGCTGCCACCAGCGTCCGCGGTGCCCGCTTCGTTCATGAGGGGGAAGCGCTTTTTCCACATTGGTCACTCTCCTTGGTCGGCGTTCGGGTCCGGGACGCCGTTCGCCCGGTTGATCTGGTTCGTGATGTGCTCGACCACGCTGCGCATGCCGTCGCGCTGGTAGGTCTTCAGGATTGCGTCGATGCCGCCCGTGGTGACGGCGGGCCGCGCGAATCGCTGGATCAGGTCTTCCAGAATGGCGGCGCCGCGCCGGTCGTCTTCGAAGATCGCCTTGTAAACGGCGGGGGTGATTTCGCTCATGCGGCCTCGGCCATGCGGGTTGCAGCGGCCTCGCCGGCCACCTGGGCAATCTGTTGCTGCTGGGCCTGCTCCTGCTCGGCAGCCTGCTGTTCAGCGCGGCGCTTGCGGATGGCGGCCACTTCCTCGGCTGTGTTGCCGATCTTGGCGGGCGCGCCGCGGCCCTCGACGATGACGCGCACGGCCTCGTCGGAATTGATGTTGTCCCACACGGTCGGATCCTGTTTGGCCTCGGCCACGGCTGCGACCGATGCCAGGGTGCTTTCCGTCGCGCTCACCTCTTCCAGCTTCTGGCTCTTGGCCATGGGCGACATGTAGGTGATCGTGTAGGTGCGGCCACCCAGGGACTCGGGCGGCGTATCGAACAGGCCGGCGCGGAAGGCCAGGCCGAAACAGCGCTGAATCAGCGGCTTGAGGTATTCGGCTTGCAGGCGGCCATAGACGGGCCCCAGCAGCTGGCGGATCAGTTGCACCCGCACATGCACTTCCGTCGCGGTCATGGCCGGGCCGTCCTGCGGCTGCAGCTGGTCGGCCATCAGGAGCTTGCGGATTGCGGCGGTCAGCTCGGCGCGCTTCGTGAACGAGTAGCTGAAGTCCGAGCCGGATTTCAGTTCCTTCATCGAATCCACGCTGTTCGCCACGATGATCTTGCGCGGTCCGACCTTGACCGTGCGCGGGTTCAGCACGCCGTCGTCCTCGGCGATCCACATGCCCGCCGTGGCCAGGTCGCCGTTGATCAGCTCGGTTTGGCTCATCTGGTTGAGCGTGCGGATATCGGGCAGTGCGTCGAACATGGGGCCGACCGCGTAGACCGACTTCGGGATGACCGTCCAGCGCGGCGCCGCGAAGGGCTTCTCGTGGTAGCCGGATTCGCGCAGCACCGCCTTGTCGTCGCAGTCGACGTGCACGGACGCATAGGGCAGGTTCTTCGCGCGCTTGGCGTTGACCACCGAAACCCGGCGCGGGTAGATGGCGTGCACGATGTTGATCAGCTCGTCGTACTTGCCTTCGATGTACAGGCGGCGCACCTTCTCGCTGCACTTGGCCAGGCCGAATTCGCTCACGCACTGCTCTACGGTCAGCTGGTACGGGCGGTAGATCGTGTCGATTTCGCCGCCAGGCTTGGATGCCGCGCAGTAGCAGCCGGATATCGGCCACTGCTCGAAGCGCAGGCCCGTCACCGACCCGTCGTCGTCCTTCTGGTTGTCGATGAACAGGACGAACCAGCCGGCGCCCACGATGTCCAGCTGGGATTCGAAGGCGTCGGCGTCGAAGTTGCTGGCGTGGATGCTTTCCCACAGGCGCTCTGCCGACTCGTCCAGCCAGCGCCGTTCCTCGTCCGTCTCGTCCCAGACCGTCATGCCGAACCAACGCGAGTTCGCCGGCGTCATGCCGCTCTGGATCCCGGACGCCAGGATGCGGCCCGCGTCGGTGGACGTGGAATCACAAAGGCGGGCCCGCTTGCCCGCCACGCTCTGGATGTCTTCCGTGTCCCCGTTGAAGCCCTGGGATCGGATCGGGAATGACAGGTCGAAGCACTCCCGCCAGATGTCTTCGTGCGGTGCGCGCAAGCCCTTGAGGGTGCCGAGACGGCGGATAACGTCGCACGCGAGCTGATCTTCTGCCACGGTGGGCTACTCCCCGAAGGTGCGTTTGCCGTAGGCCAGCACGGAAGAGGTCTGGCCATTGCCTCCAGATGCGCCTGATGCCAGCAGACTGCCGGCCCGGCGTTGCTTGGCGCGCTCGGCCGTGGCCCGGTTGGCCAGCGCTGCTGCGTCCTGCTCGTCCTTCAGGCGCTGTTCCTCGGCCGAGGCCGTGCCGGCGCCTGCGGTGGACTCCACCGGGTCGGCGCCGCCAAGCATGTCGCCCACGTCGCTCGCAGTGGGCAGGCCGGCCTTGTTGAGCTGCTTGTCCACTTGGCGGCCGATGGGGTCGATCTTGTTGACGACCTTGGCGACCTTCTTGATGACCTTGCCCATGATCAGACCTTGGGCAGCGGGATCACCCAGCCGTCGCGGGACAGCACGGGCGCGGTAATCGCGGCGGGGTCGATGTCGGCGGCCGGCGTCGTGGCGTACTCGGCGCGCGTCTTGGGCGCCTTGCCGCGCGGCGCGGCCTTGGGCTGCTCTGCGGCTGGCGTAGCGGCCGGTTCAGCGGGCGCGGTAGCCGCGGCGGGGGTTTGATCGTCGCCGGGCTGCGTCGCGCCGGTGGCGCTGGACTCGTCGTCCTGCGTGGTCGTGGGCACTTCGCCCGGGGTTTGAACGTTGTGGGTGCGCTTGGACATGCTCGGCTCCGTCTTGGGGGAAGATCGGAGCCGATTGTGGTTCTGTGCGCTGGTCGGAATCCCGACTTTTTAGACTCGGGCCTCGGCCAGGCGGCTGGCAAAGGCCACGGGGCTGCGCTCCGGCAGTGCTTCGCGGGGCTGCTGGGTGGCCTCGGTCCAGAACTTGATGATCGTCTCGCCGTCCTGGTGGCGGGGCTCGGCGCCTCGCATCCACCCCATCATCGTTCCCCTGGGGATGCGGGTGTATGCGGCGACGTCGTGCAGCGTATAGCCCTCGCTGCGGAGGGTCAGGAACACGCGATTCCAGTCGATGGGCGGGGCGGGCGTGATGGGCGTCATGCGTCAACCTCCAGGCGCCGCCAGTTGTCGACGGCACTGACCGCGTGGACCAGCGGGCACTGGACCTGTGCGGCGCGGGCAGCGGCGTAGCGTAGCCACCGGTCCAGGCGGTACGGCTCCGCGTGCAGCGGCTTGAACTCGCGCCCGGGTGCGGGCTCGCCCTCGGGCATGCTGGCGAATCGTTGCAGGTACTCGATGGCGTCGCCGCGCTCGGGCAGCGGCCAGCCGGTCATGCGGTGGATGGCGGCCACCGCTTCGGCCTCGGTTGCGGACTGCTTGGCGAAGCGGTAGCCCATGCGGCGCAGCTTCGTGGAGGCCTGGTTGCGGGCCTTGCTGGCCTGCTTAACCTGCTCGGGGGTGCGGCTCATGCTGCCCCCTTGGTCTTGGATTCCATGAAGTCGTGGGTTTCCTTCTCATCGCGCGTCGCCGGGTAAGGCGTGCCGAAGAGCGCGGTCCCAGAGGGAAGCTCCTTGCCGTGCTTGTTCAGCCTGGCGGCGCCGTCAACGACGCGGCCAACGACCGACACAACGCCGCGGGGAGGCAGGACGAACAGCTCTCGCGTTTCGTACTCGGGCTGGGGCAGCACGGGCAATGATCGCGGATCGCTCGACCAAGCGGACCAGGCGCCGCCCGCTGACCGATTTCGGAACACGGCCATAGCGGGCGCGTCTGCGCCATCGGCACCGTTGCGCAGGATGTAAGCGGCAACCTTCAAGGCCAGTTTCAGACGTTTGATCATGCTGCGCGCTCCTGTGCGACGGCCCAGTCCAGCACGGCCAGGGCGTCAGCGTCGTTGTCCGTCTCCGGGCGGAATCCACGGGCGCGGGCCTGGGCGATCATGGCGGCCTTGTCCGCCCCGCCCTTCCCCGTCCAATGGCGCTTGACGGTCTGCACGTTCGTGCCGACCAGCTCGATGTTGCGGCGGTCGGCGGCCATTTCCACCAGCGCGCGGAAGGCGCCGTAGCAGTGCGCATCCCGGACGCCCGCGTGAAAGCTCACATGCTCGTACGCGATGCGCTGGACGTGGTGCAGATCCAGCACCTCAGCCAGCCAGGCCTGGAAGCGCAGCCAGCGCTGCCCGTCCGTCCACGACTTGCGCGGCGCAAAGCTCTGCGTGCCGTGCACGACCTTGCCGTCCCGCTTGCGCACCGCGTAGCCCGTCTTCGTGCCCAGGTCCAGCGCCAGGATGCAGACGTTGACCGACGCGGCGGGCGCCTCAGGGGCGAACAGGCCGGCCTGCGTCGATTCCAGGCCCAGGGGCGGCGAAACGTGCGCGCGCGCGATGGGCGCAGGCGGGCAGAGGTCCGCCGGTCCCAGTGCCTGCGCGTTGCCGTCGGCATCGATGATCATGCCACCGGTGCCAAACGCAAGCACGTCAGCCTGGACTTTCCGGAAGGCGGCGGCGTTCGCTTCCCCGAGACAACCCGCCAGCGGGTCCAGTGCAATGTCGGCCTGTGCGGCCTGTGCGGCCAGGATCGTGTCGTTCATGCGTCCCTCGAATCGGTGGGTTCGGCGATGGCGTTCTTGGCCATGCGCAGTACGGTGGGGGTGACGGCCTTGCCCTCTGCGGCACGCGCGACGATGCGCTGGGCCCATGCTCGGGGGTCGTCGATGGAGGCGAAGAGGCGGGCGCCGGTCTTGGCCTTGATCTGGCGCAGGAAGGCCTGGGCTTCCTCGCGGCTGGGGATGGTGCCGCCGGGGGCTGCCAGGGCAAGCTGCGGCTCTGGCACGGGTTCCCAGCGGCCTTGCGCCATGATGTCGCGCAGGGCGAATTCCCAGCGGGTTCGGACGGTCTGCCAGCCCTGGTTCAGCAGGTCGTGCTGGCCTACGCGCATTGCGGCCCAGAAGACGCCGGGATGGGTCCAGGTGCCGATTTCGCCTCGGGCCCGGGCGGACATGCCTGCGACGGCTTCGTGGTAGGCCGTCTCCGGGTTCAGCGTCGGACGGCACAGGCCCAGGAACTCGGGCAGCGTGGGCGGGAAAGTGCGGCCGCGGCAGGACGCAAGGCCGCGCTGGATTTCCTCGGCGCTGTAGCCGGCGATTTCCTCGGCCCAGACTTCGGCGAGCCTGGCGGGCGCGATGCCGTCCCACTGCTGGGCGAACTTGGCGCCGTACAGCGCCTGCATGCGCTCGATCAGCCGGGCAGCCCATGCCACGGGCAAGACGCGCGCGGCGTCAGTCGTGTGTGCCAGTTGCATCGATGACTCCCATGTCGATTTCTCGGGGTTGGCGGTTGTCGGCCTGGCCGATCACGGCTTGCAGCTCGGCGTTCCATGCGGCGCGGCGTTCGGTGGCGGTGGCCGGGCGTTCGGATTTCTGCGGCACGCCTTGCGCGGCGCGTTCGCGTTGCGTCTCCAGGACGCGGGCCAGGTACGGCCAGGTCATCGGGCTGGGCGCGGTCTTCGATGCGCGGGCGACTTCCAGGCCGGCCAGTGCTTCGTCGGCGGTCAGCCCCTTGTCGACCCAGGTGCGCAGCACCGGGTTGCCGGGGTTGGCATCGGTGAGGCCTTGGGCGCGCAGCAGCTTGGCCATGGCGCCGTAGGGCGTGGGGTTGGGCAGGTATTCGCCCGTTCCTGTCCCGGTTTCGGCCCCGGACCTGTCACGCGATTCTGGTGGAGATGATGGGGGCTCCCCCCCTATTGGTTCTTGGTTATTGGTTATTGGCTTATGGATAGCCGTTGCGTCACGCGTGACAGGTGGCGTGACAGGTGCGTGACGGGCGTTACTTTCTACGCGTGACAGTTCGTCCTGTAACTCTGCTGTCGGCGTGTCCCAGGCGGGCGTGACACCGTGACCGCGCAGAGCTTCGAACAGGTCAGACCGGCGTTGCCGATGACGGCGCTGGCGCTCTTTCTCGTTCTCCCGCTTGGTGTCTCCGCCCTCGGTCTTGCCACGGCTGCGGCTCAGTTCTTCTTCGCAGCGGCGATGCATCCAGCCTTCTTCGCCGGGGCTGAAGTATTCGTCCAGGATCGTGTCGATCGCCTTGCGCTCGGCAGGCGTCGAAGCTCGGGCAAGGCGATAGACCTGGCGCTTTTCAACGGGCAAAGGCTGCTCGTGCAGGTAGTACAGGTCGATCAGCCGACGATAGGCGCCGTCCTCGATCATCGTGAGGTGCGCCGTGTCTTTCAGGTAATCCCCGATGTGGTGCGGGTAGTAATTCATGCGGCCGTCCTATAGGCAAACGGCTTGCGCACCAGCTCATGAAAGAGGTGGCACGCCTGCGGGTCGTGGTCCAGCTCGGCGCGCGATTCAACATGGCACACGCGCCGGATGTATTCGGCAGCCTCGTCCGGGTTGCGGGCGCTGCAGAAGGCCAGGAACTCAGGATTGCGGCACAGGCTCCCGGCCAGGCGGGCAATGCGGCCGCCCTTCGCTTGCGGATTGGCGGCGCCCATCTTCAGGGCCGCCCGCAAGTGCCTTGGCTCAGCCGGGCACGACAGCAATTGGCGCCGATGGCGTTGCCGCGGGCAAGGTAGTCCATGTACCACTGCTCAACGATGGACAGCCCAAACACCTTCAGCACCGCGTCCAGGTGTTCCAGCTTGATGCCGGAACCGCCGTTCAGGATCTGGCTGATGGACGATTCGTCCTTCCAGCCAGCTGCCTGCATGACCTCCATCCGCTTGGCCTTGTCCATGCTGCGCAGCATGTTGCGCAGGAGGGTTTCGCCTTCGGGCTGGGAGGGGGGAAGGATCGCTAATTCAGGGGCGCTCATGTCGCTTCAACGCGGCTCAAGTGAAAGGGAATGCCGCTGAAGCCGAGCCTCGGCAACATGGCGGCATGGAAAAACTGACCGAAACCGAAAAGCTGCTGCGGCACGCCGAGCAGATCGCCCGCCGGACCTTCACGGAACCGAGCGAGCAGGCCGTGATGGCCGTCTTCGATGCGCTTCTTGCGGAGCGCGACCGGATGGCCTGGGCCAGCGACGGGCGCGAAGGCGCCACGGTGCATTGATGGGTTCATGCGGCTTCCTTGCTGGTCGGCAGCGGGTCGCCCAGCAGCGCGCCGGGCAGCAGCTTTCGCGCAATCGCAGCGACAACACGGTCCTGCAAGCGCGGCGGAAGCTCGTCCGGCCACTGGTAATAGGCCTGCGGCGTAATGCCCATTGCTTGGGCGGCGGCCGCGGTAGTGCCGCCAAGCAGTCGGGTAGCGTCAGATTTCTTCATGGGCCTATTAAAGCATTCTTTAATTATTGAGGCAACCATGCTTTGTCCAGATGAAAGTACCCTTGCGCCCATGAAGAGCACGTACGGGTCCAGATTGGCCGAAGCGCTGCGCCTGGCCGGGCGCGAGCGGCAGGAACTTGCGTCCGCGATTTCCGTGAGCGTCCAGGCAATCGGCCAGGTCATCATGGGGAAAACGAAGGCGCTGACCGCTGAGAATTCCGAGCGCGCGGCGCGTTATCTAGGGGTCAACCCCTATTGGCTCGCCACGGGCGAAGAGCAGCCGCACATGGCGCCCAGCGCGGATTGGCCGTTTACCGCCGTCACCGTGGAACAATGGAATGCCCTCAGCGATTCGCAGAAGGGCCGGGTAGAAGGATTCGCCGAGGGAGTCCTCAAAGAATCCATAGGTGTCAAAAGTCCTGGCGCCCCGCGCGCCGCCTAAACCGGTTCAGTTGCAACTGGTTTGGTCAGTGAAGTGATAGAGGTAGGAATCCAATGAGCCTCGCCGAAATCATCGCGCCCTACGTGGCGTTCCCGTCTGCCGCCTTCATCCTGTGGCTCGCCTTCGGCGACCTGCTGTCCGCCAGCAAACGATCCGTGCAGCTGGCCGAGTGGAAGCGTGCGCCAGTCACGCAGGCGTTCCTTATGCTCGCCGGCGTGTCGCTGGCGGCGTTCCTCGTCTGGATCGGAACGCATGGCGATATCAGCAGCGGCCATTTCGGCTGGGTTTCCTTCGTCGCATTGATCGCCGCGTTTGCCGTGCCCAGGCGGGTCTGAAGGCCTGCGCCCCAGTCAAATCCGCCCCTTCGGGCGGTTTTTTTTGCGCATCGAATAAAGCATGCTTGTTTTCTAAAAGAAAGAATGCTTTAATTCTTCCATGCACTCGCCACCCCGGCGAGCAACAGGGAGAAGACGATGCAACGCAAAGCTTTCCAGGTCGTGATGCGCCGGACCGAGACGCGCATCAGCGAGCAGACCGTGACCGTGCATGCCGATTCCGAGGCCGACGCCCGGATCCTGGCCAAGTACGAAGAGACGCCTTCCTATATGTGGGAGTCCACGGGCAACGACTTCGAGCATGTCGATGTTGCCGCCGTCAAAGCGCCGGAAGATGCGGTCGCCCATTACGAGAATCTGGCGCAGCAGGCCGCGCAGCAGGTTGCGGCTGGTGAGGCAAGGAACTGACATGGTCAACCTCGCCTACCCCACCCCTTGCGGCACGGCCGCGATCATCCCCCCGATGACGGAGACGCAGCGCCGCACGGCTGCCCTGCGCGAAATGGATGCCGACGTGCACCGCGTGCTGATTCAGGACTTGATGGTGGTCCGCCAGCACGAAGCTGACCAGCGCGCTGCCGAGGCGCTGTATGCGGCGACCGAAGCGCGCCCCGCTGCCGAGCTGGCATTCGCGATGGCGGTGGCTTCGTCGGTGCGCGGCGACGATCTCGCCGTCGTGGGCGCGCACTTCCGCCAGTGGGCGCTGCTGGCCCAGGGCCATCTGGTTTCGGATCTGGTCGACCTGTGCGACGACGGCCAGCGCGTGACATTTGCCCGCCGGGGCTGGAGCAAGGCATGACGACGAAACACACGCCCGGGCCGTGGTCGGCCAAATACACGTCTGGCGCTGGGCTTAGCGTCCACGCCGACGTGAGCAAGGCCCTCGGGGATCGGTATTCCAAGGACTGCCCTATCTATCACCTCGGTAACGACGCCTGCGGCCTTCAGATTTCCTACGAGCTTTGGACGCAATTCCCGCGCGAAGAGTGGGACGCGATGCAGCAGGCCAACGCGCATCTTATGGCCGCCGCGCCGGAGCTGCTGTCCGCCCTGGAACAGATTCTGGAAGCCTTCGTGGACGACCCGCTGACGCACCAGTACACGTCCGGGACCGCTGCGGATGCCGCGCGCGCCGCCATCGCCAAGGCCAAGGGTGAGCAGCAATGATCCGCCGCCTCCTGCGCACCCTGCGCCAGCTTGATAGTCACGAATGGGTCGGTGCCGTCTGCGCCGTCGTCTTCGTGGGCGGCATCGTTGCCGCCTACGGCGACCGCCAGCAGCGCGACGAGCAAGCCCAAACCCTCACCGCCTGCGAAGGCTGCGGCAAGACCGTGGTCGTCGCGAAGGAATGACATGAACGCCATCACCGAAGCCGTGAGCCTGATCGACGCGCCGTGCACGATCGACGGCCAGGACATCGAGGCCTATCACCGGGGCGCGGGCATCAGCAAGACGGGCCTGGATCACGTTGCGCGTTCGCCGGCCACGTTCTACGCCCTGCATCTGGATCCGGCGCGCCCGCCTGAGAAGGAGCGAGCCGGCCAGTTGGAAGGCCAGCTCGCGCACTGCGCCATCCTGGAGCCCGCCGAGTTCGACAAGCGCTATGCCGTGCTGCCTGCGGATGCGCCGCGCCGGCCCACCGAGGCCCAGTGGAACGCCAAGAAGCCCAGCCCGGAAAGTGTCGAGGCGATGGAATGGTGGCGCGCTTGGAACGAGAGCAGCGCCGGCCGCACGATCATCACGCACGCCCAGCGCGAGACTGCCTTGCGCCAGGCCGAAAGCGTGCGCCGCCTGCCGGACGTGGCCGAGGCGCTGGCTGCCGGGCGCCCCGAGGTGTCCGCCTACTGGATCGACCCGGATACCGGCGTGCTGTGCCGCTGCCGTCCTGACTGGGTGCATCCGGCCGGAGATAGCGGCGTGATCCTGCTGGACGTCAAGACCTACAGCGACGCCAGCCCGGCCGAGTTCGCCCGCCAGATCGCCCGCAAGCGCTACCACGTGCAGGACGCCTTCTACAGCGATGGCTTCGCGCGCGCCAGCGGACTGGACGTGCTGGCCTTCGTGTTCGTGGCGGTCGAGACGGAATGGCCCTATGCGGCGAGCGCCGTGATGCTGGACGCCGCCAGCAAGCACCAGGGCGCGCAGCAAGTCCGCCGCGACCTCAACACCTACGCCGCCTGCCTGTCCTCCAACGAATGGCCGGGACACGGCACCGGCATCCATCAAGTCTCCCTGCCCTCCTGGGCGCTCACCGACGAATAACAGGACCGATCATGTCCCAAACCACTTCTCTCGCGGACCTCAAGAAGACCTCCAAGATGGTCGCGTCCCAGGCCGGCATCGGCCAGGTCAAGGCGTTCATGGAATCGCAAAAGGCGACCCTGGCCGCCGTGCTGCCGCGCCACGTGAGCGCAGACCGCATGCTGAAGATCGCGTTGGGCGCCATGCGTACCACGCCCAAGCTGATGAATTGCACCGTGGAATCGCTGATGGGCGCCGTTGTGCAGGTGTCGCAGCTGGGCCTGGAACCGAACACGCCGCTGGGCCATGCCTACCTGATCCCCTTCGATAACCGCCAAAAGCAGATCACGGAAGTGCAGATCGTGCTGGGCTACAAGGGCCTGATCGACCTTGCGCGCCGCTCTGGCCAGATCGTGAGCATCGCCGCGCATGAAGTCTGCGCCAACGACCATTTCGAATACGCCTACGGCCTGGACGAGCGCCTGGAACACCGGCCGGCAATGGGAGAGCGTGGCGAGATCATCGCCTTCTACGCGGTCGCCAAGCTTGTTGGCGGCGGCCACGCCTTCGAAGTCATGAGCAATCAGCAGGTGCTGGACATCCGCGATGCTTCGCAGGGCTGGAAGCAGGCCAAACGCTACGGCAAGACCGAGAACAGCCCCTGGGGCGCGCACTACGCCGAAATGGGCCGCAAGACCGTCCTGCGACGCCTGTTCAAGTACCTGCCGGTCAGCATCGAGCTGGCAAACGCCGCAGCGCTGGACGAGCTGAACGCCCGCGGCGAGTCGCAGGCGCTGGACAACGTGCTGGACGGCGACTACATCACGCCCGCGCCGAACGATGACGACGATGCACCGGCCGTCGCCGCGCCCACCTTCGACCCCGCGCCCATCCTGCAGATGATCGCCGCCGCGGCTGACCTGGACGCGCTGGCGCTGGCCGGCGAAGCGTTCCGCGACGCGCCCGACGAGCATTACGACGCGCTCAAGAAGGCCTACGACAACCGCCGCGCGGAGCTGGATCCCGCCGCGTAACCGTTCTCCCCAGGGCGGCGCCTCACCAACGGAGGCATCCCCGGCGCCGCCCGCCCTATTTCCCCACCTGGAGCAACCAGAGCATGCAAACGTCCTTCCAGCTTGACCGTCAGTCCGTGACCTTCACCGCTATGCGCATCCGTCCTGAATTGCAGGACGAGAACCCCTTGCCGGACATCGACCTGTTCTTCAGCGCCCGCATGGGCAACGACTCGCTGGCGCTGCTGGCGCCCGACATGCGCTCGCTGCTCTACAAGAAGGGCGACCAGCAGACCACGGACGGATCGGAACCGGGCCTGACCGTGCTGCGCTTTCCCGAGCTGGGCCGCCAGCGCATCAAGAAGGAAATCATTGGCGCCGAGGTCACCGTGCACTACGGCGTCGGCGAGTCGAACGGCAAGACCACGGACATCGTGATCGCCGAGGCCATCGTCGACCGCTTCTTCGTTGACCCGATGGAAGGCGGAACGATCATCCTGGGCTGGCGCGTGCGCGGCAAGCCGACGGGCGAAGAAAACGGCCGCCTGACCCTGATCCTGGGCCGCGAAACCACGCTGACGGTCGTGCCGCCCGAGGAAAAGCAGGGCTCGCTGGGCCTGGACCAATAACCCCTTTCGGCCGGCCCGGCGGCGGGACTCCCTCCCCCACCTCCCCAAACCGCTGCCGGTGACCGGCCACCCTATACCGAGAACGACATGCCCCACGCCCGCAAGCCCCGCAACAAGGCGTACCGGCCGCGCCCGGCTCGCCTGCCCATGCTCATCAAGACCCAGCAGACCCTGGCGCCCCTGGAAGCCATCATCGACCAGATGGAGCGAGACGGCACGGTCACGGTCGATCCGCGCGGCGTGCCGGTCTTTCACTGCGTCGCGGACGGCGAATGGTACGCCAGCGCGCCGGCGATTGCGGGCATGGCGGACTTCTTCGACATGTGGGCGACGCGCCACGGCAGCCCGTTCAAGGCCGCAGCGCTGCGCCAGCTCGCCAAGCGTCTGGACCTGGGCATGCCGATCGACGGGCCGCTTATGGCCGCGCTGCACGCCGAGATTCCCGCGCTGCGCCGCATCGGCGCCGGGCTGACGCAGGCCGACGCATCCGACCTGCTGCGCCAGACGCAGATCCTCGCTGAGATAGAGGCCCGCCCATGACCCGCCGCGATCCCGAAGACGACCCGATCGCGAACTTCATGATGGAGCTCGGCCCGACCGGCGTGGCGATCTTCATGGCCGCCGCGACCCTGGCCTGCTTCTGCGTCGCCTACCACCTCGTTTCCTTTCTACCCTGGAGCGTGAACAAATGACACAACAATACAAATGGCTTTCCACCGTCGCGCAGATGAAGTTGCTGGCAGCCGAGTTGATCCGCGCCGCCGAGAGCATGGGCGGGGACGATGAGGAAAGCCACGATATCGAATTGGTGCTGGCTGTCGCTCCGGCAGGGACCGTGCAGGATGACGACGGCGTGTGGAACGCGAAACCCATCCTGACCGTTCGTCTGGATGAGTACCCCGAGGAAGGCGTTTACCCGGTCGACCCGTACGATCCGACAGGTGGCCGCGTCGATGATCCCACCCCTCCCGCCAGCGCACAGGACGATGCGAAGGACGAGCGGCAGGCAGGTGCATGCCCGCGCTGCGACGGCAGTGGCGAAATCACCGTGATGAGCGACAACAGCCCGGACGCGCACGACGTGGATGTTTGCTGCGACCACTGCCAGGGTTCGGGTGCTGCGGTGGACGCCGCCAAGTTTCTTGCGGCCGCCCTGTCTGGCGAGAAGTACCGGCACATGCAGCTCTGGGCCGAATACCGGAATTTCCACCGCAGCTTGTGCGCGCGCTTCGGCTACGGCCACGACGAAATCCACTTCCGCCGCGATCTGGTATCGCTGGAAGAAGCCATCGCATCCAAGGTTGCCGCTCCCGCTGCTGGCGATGCGCGGCTGCCGCCCCTCAACATCGAGGCCGCTGCGAAAGCGATGGCCGAATGCATGGATTACCCGTGGGCGCACATGCCCGAGCAGGGCCGAGCCACCATGCGTGAGCACGCTCAGACCGTGATCCGTGCAGCCTCTCAGCAGCAGGAGGGGTGATGAATGAGCTGGCTCTTTTCAAAAAGGCTGATAGATGAGCATCTGTCCAGTTTGTACCTGCGAATTCAAGCCGAAGCGGAAAGGGCAGGCTTTCTGCTCCCTGAGTTGTCGGCAGAAGAACAACGGGAAGGGGCGCCGGGGTCAACGCACAGGGTTGCAATCGAAGCCCTACAAACAGCGCTTGACTCGGGACGGTCACCTGAGGATGTATGCGGCCAAACACCCCTATGCCGACGGGCGAAAGGAGATGCATGTCCACGACATGGTGATGGAGCTTCACCTTGGCCGACGCCTGTTGCCAACCGAGTGCGTCCACCACATCAACGGAGTGAAGACGGACAACCGTCTGGAGAACCTGGAGGTGATGAGTCATGCGGAGCACTCAAGGCGGCATGCCATGGAAGCCAATCGGGCGAGGAATTCAAGGGGTCGGTATGCGTGAACTTGCGCTCTTTGCGGGAGCTGGTGGAGGAATTCTCGGCGGCCACCTGCTCGGATGGAGAACCGTCTGCGCAGTTGAACGTGATGCCTACGCCGCACAAGTTCTCGCGGCAAGACAAAACGATCGAACCCTCCGACCTTTCCCGATTTGGTCTGACGTGTGCAGTTTTGACGGAAGACCGTGGCGCGGCATTGTTGACGTGGTATCTGGCGGATTCCCGTGCCAGGACATCAGCGCGGCAGGACGCGGCGCAGGACTGGCTGGCGCAAGATCCGGCCTCTGGAGCCAAATGGCCCGGATCGTGGCTGAGGTTCGACCGCGCTTCGTCTACGTGGAAAACAGCCCAATTCTCACTTCTCGGGGACTCGGAACCGTTCTCGGGGACCTGGCCGCGCTGGGGTTCGATGCGGAATGGGGAGTCGTGTCCGCAGCCGACACCGGAGCTCAGCACCTCCGCGAACGAATCTGGATTGTGGCCTACGCCGAACGTCCCGAACGGCGGCCGCAGCGTTGCGCATGTCACGGATTGGCGCGGCAAGACGGCGTATCACAACGGCCGGAAGGTGCAGGTGGGCCTGGAAGCCGCGGTGCGGATGTGGCCGACTCCGACCGCAAGCGATACGGGGCAGCGATCAAAACCGTATGCACAGGGCGGAACCCCGCTCAGCCTGGCCGCCAACCTTTACCCGACACCGACCACGATGAAATCAAGCGGCGGCGCGGCCCTATGCAAATGGGGCGGCGCTGGCGCTCGGAAGAAGATGGCCACCATGGTCTCGCCATCGGAAATGAATGGCCCCCTGAACCCGACGTGGGTCGAGTGGCTAATGGGGTGGCCCACCGGGTGGACAGACTTAACGGCCTTGGAAACGGCCAAGTTCCGCGAGTGGCAGCAGCAGCATTCCATCTTCTCAGCAGCCGAATCTAAGGAGGCAGCATGACCACCCACACCCCCGCCCCGGCGCAGGAAGCCGAGCTGACGGATGACGAAATCACAAATGTGCTTCGCCGGCTCGCCGTCCGACCCGGGGATCACGACTTCAACCTCGGGCAGTGCATCGCCCGCGCCATCGAATCCGCCCTGCTGTCCAAGCTGGGCGCCCCTGTAGCCGATGAGCGGGCGGCGTTTGAGCGGTTCCAGCGGAGGACTGGTCTCGACGAGCTGTATTTGGAACGCCACGCGACGCATGGACAGTACATGTGGACCGCGACAAAGGAGGCTTGGGATACATGGCAAGCCCGCGCCGCCCTGGCAAGCGCCCCTGTAGCCGGGGAGGCGCATATCCGTGGACTGCTGGCGCGCTGGGAATTACAACGCCACGCCGCCAATGAATGGGCGGATATGGCCTGCAACGGCGTGCAGTGGATCCGCAACATCAGGGACGGTATTTCGACGGCGGAGGAAGCCCTGGAAAACCTTGCATCCAACATGACCCATTGCCGTGAAACGCAGGCCCGCGCAGGTACAGAGCCGCCTGCCGCGCCCCAGGCCAGCGAGGAGCAGCTGGTCATCAAGCAGTGCGTATTGCACGGCCCCGCTCCCGAAGGCTTCGCCGACTGGTATCAGTGGCTTGAGGCACCAGTCAAGACGGGTGCGTTTATTCGAGCCGCAACGGCGGACGATTGGAAGCGGTCGGAAGATGCTTCGCAGGCCAGCGAGGCGCAGGACTTAGAAGCCGCCCTTGGGGCTGCGCTATGCCGCGCCAATAGCGCCGAAGCCATGTGGCATAAGTGCCGCGACGAATTGAAAGCGGCGGCGGCGCTACTACAGTCCCAGGCCAGCGAGGCAGTGCGCGATGCGCCGGCCGAACGTCTCCATGCCCTGGTGCGGGAGGCGATTAGCTGGATTGAAACTGGCGGCGGTCGCGCGGATAGCCTGTGCGCCGATCTTCGCAAAGCGTTGGACGCGCAGCGGCCGGGCAGTCAGCAAAAGTACTGGCTGTGCTGCGGCTCGAAAGACCCAAACCACCCGAATCGACGTGCTCCCGACTGCTTCAACGCGACCCGGGCCAAGTGGGGAACCGCTGACCAGCACTCAAAGACTGCCCGCGCCGCCCTGTCCGCGCAACCGGGCGCGCAGAAGGAGCAGAGCGATGCATGACGCGACCACCGCATGGCTCGAAAACGGCTCTCACTTGCCGCCACCACTGCGCGACTTCCATGACCAGAAGGATCTGTTCAAGGCCATGCACGAAATCATCAACTTGCAGGGCAACGATATTGCCCAAAAGGTCGACTGGGTTACGGGACAGGTCTACGTCATCGACGTCTTCCTCCGGTTCATGGGGCGCCGCGGCTATACGCTCCAGCGCAGCCGCGCCCGGGTTCCATTCCGCGATCTGGACCAAGACATCCGGACGGCACGCGAGGCCAGGGATGCGGCAGCCAGCAAGGTACTTGCCGAATGGCTCAGCCCCGCCCACCCCGACCACAAGGACGGAGGCGCAAATGCCTAGCCCGATTCTGCCCGCCCGACATGCCGCACTCAATGCCGAGCGCGCTGGCCAGCCCTACCAGCCATCCAATGGCACCGAGGGCGAATTCTTCTTCGAGGCCTGGTGCCGCGGCTGTGCCCGTGACCGCACCATGCGCGAGGGTGGCGACGTCAACGAATGCGACGACAACGAGGTGTGCAACCTGATCGGGCGGTCTATGGCATTCAAGCCCGGCGATGCCGAATACCCGGTGGAGTGGCAATACGACAAGAGGGGCCAGCCCTGCTGCGCGGCGTTCGTACCGGCCGGCGAGGCAATCCCCGAACCTCCGTGCGCGCACACCATGGCGCTGCCTCTAGACGTCGCCAGCGACGACAAGGAGCCGTAATGATCAACAACCAGATCGTCGTCAACGCTTTGGCCGAACTGCGCCAGCTTCAAGGGATCGTCCCACGCTTGGCCGCCCAGCTCCGCGAGTGCGCCGAAACCCTCGGGGCCGAACAGATCGACGAGCAGCGCGCCATGCGGGCCTATGCCGACGCGATGGCGCTGCTGGATGAAATGCCTCATTTATCGCGCCTTGAGCGCGGCGACGACTCATTAAAGGGACACGGATGAACAACAAATGCAAAGGCCTGGCCGGCTGGCTGTTCGGCCACGACTTCCGCATTGCGATGGACCGCCGACAGCTCTACCTCGGCCACGTTTGCCGCCGCTGCGGCCAAAAGATCATCAAGGAGCTTTGAATGACCGAGCGCGACCTGATCGACACCAACAAGATCGCCGAACTGCTCGGCGGCATGAACCCGGCGCACGTGCGCGACCGCGTCTGCAAGCGCGCCGACTTCCCGCGACCGTTTAGAATCGGTGGACGGAAGCTGTACGACAAGGCCGAAATCCTGGAATGGATCGAGGCGACTCGGCAAGCACCCGATGGCCGTCGAACGCCATCTTTACGCCAAGCTGCGTCAAGAGCCGCGTGAATGCTGGGGTTTGGGTGTCCGGTCTCGGGCACCACCCCGTAACACCACACCATCCAACATTACGCCACCCTACGCCATCTTCATAGGCGTTTGGTGGTGCCGGTCAGAACCCACCCCGCCACTCGGCACCACATCCCACCACTGTTTTTGCTAATCTCGTACGCCAAACGTACGCCAGAGATTACGCCAATGCCCACTTTCAGAAAGCGCGGGGATTCGTGGCGGGCCGAAGTCGCCCGCAACGGCCACCGCGAAAGCAAGACCTTTTCCACCAAACGAGAGGCCATGGACTGGGCCAACCGGCGCGAGCTGGAACTGGCGAACGTGCGCGCCGGCAAGGTGACGCGCTGGACGCTCGCCGACGTCATGCAGCGGTACGCCGACGAAGTGAGCCCGGAGAAGGCGGGCGAGCGATGGGAGAAGGCACGGATCGCGGCCATGAAGACGGACCAGGTCGCCAAGATGGTCATGCAGGACATAGGCCCGGCCGATCTGGCGGCGTGGCGGGATCGCCGCCTTGCCAAGGTCCAGGGCGCCACGGTGCTGCGCGAGATAGGCTTGCTGCGCGCCATCTGGACGCGCGCCAAGCTGGGCGAATGGCGGTACGTGGACCATGACCCCTGGCCCGACGTCATCAAACCGCAGGACAACCCGGCGCGCAAGGTGATCTTCCAGGAGGGCCAGGCCGAGCGCATCGTTACCGCGCTGGGCTACGAGGGCGGCACGCCCAAGGACAAGCGCGAGCAGACGGCAGTCGCGTTCCTGCTTGCCCTGGAAACGGCTATGCGCTCGGGCGAGATCCTGACGCTGGAATGGAAGCACGTGCATCTGGAACGGCGCATGCTCCATCTGCCCAAGTCGAAGAACGGCGACGCCCGGGATGTGCCGCTGTCGCGCCGCGCGGTCGAGCTGCTGGAAGCCATGAAGGGTATCGACGAAGACAAGGTCTTCACGGTCAACGCCGGCCTGCGCGACGCCTACTTCCGTCAGGGCAAGACGCTGGCCAAGATCGACGGACCCACCTTCCACGACGCGCGCGCCACGGCGATTACGCGCCTGGCCAAGAAGCTGGACCTGCTGGAGCTGGCGCGCATGGTCGGCCATCGGGATCCGCGCAGCCTCATGACCTACTACCGCGAGAGCGCCACCGAGATCGCCAACAAACTGGATTGAGCATGAACGACAACGGAATCCTGGAACAGGTCGGCGGGCAGTACGTCGCCGCGGCCATCAAGACGCTGCCGCCGGCCGTCACGGCAGAGGACCGCGATCACTTCGTGGAAATCGACGCCGGCCACGCCGGCCGGGTCCGCCTCACCTTCCGCAAGCAGAAGGCCAAGCGCGGCAAGTTCAGCCACTGGTTCTGGCAGGCCAAGCGGGCGGATCCGGCCTAGACGAAGGCCGTGCTAACCTTTAACCATCAACCTGCGGAGTACCGACCATGTCCTACATCATCGATGCGCTGTTAGTCGTTGCCTTGTTTTTCGCTCTCCGGTCCGCCGGAAAAGACCATGACAAGATGACGGAAGAAGAAAAAGAATTCATGCAGACGTGGTAGGTCTGGATTATTGCGTTACCGCTTGAGGCCGGCCGCGGCCTTCGCCCAGGCGTCCCCCTCCCTCAGTCCGTCGATGGCTGAGTCAGCATCTCCTGCCAGCGCTGCATATTCTTCCGTGCACGCTTTGAGTACATCCCAGGCTCGGGTAGCGGCTTGCTCAGAGAGGCCGGCACGGGCGGCTGCTTGGGCGGCTCGGGCACGCTGGATGGCGATGGCGTCCCGCAGGCTGCCAGCAGCGCCAGCGGCAAGGTCACGCTCAGCATTCGAAAGGCGGATCGCATCATTGGCTTCCTCCAGGCGGCGCGCGTAGTCGGCCGCCATCTCTTGTTCCTGACGCCGGTACTGCGCCTCGATCTGGCGGGCATTGGCGGCCATCGCTAGCTCAGTTTGTTCGACGCCCGCACGATATCGGCTGTTGCCGTGTGCATTCCAGGCGATTACCCCGCCCGCAATCAGTGCAGCGCCGGCCACGGCCGCCGCGGCGTAGCCCTTCCAGCCTGCCAGCGTCTTGAGCACAGTGGCGATCATGGGGTGTTCAGCCAGTCAGGCACGCGCGCAGGCGCCGGCGGCGGTGGAGGCGAAAGCACCTCGTCGACCTTCTTCACGATCGTATTGGCCGACTTGGCCGCGGCGCTGGCCTTAGATGCTGCCGTGCTTGCCTTTGTGGCGGCGCCCTTGGCCGCTTGGATCGCAGCGTCGGCTTGTGCCGCAATGGGCGGCAGCCGGTCCTTGATGATGACGATCAGTTCCTGATTGATCGTCTGCATACGTGTGACTTCCTCCTGGTGCGCAGCGTCTGAGGACGTAAGCGCCCGGTCGAACCACACATACAACGGCGCCCCGAAGATCATGCCGCCAAGGCACAGAATCCCAAGATAGGCAGCCCACGCCTTGAGGCACCGAACCAGGTAGTTGGCCCGCTCTGCGTCGCAGCGGCACAGCCGCTCAATGACTTTTCCCATAGTCCTCTCCGACTTCATCTTCGGTAGTCGGTGGCGGCTCGCCCGTCAATTGGGCAATCCGCACGCGCGCCTCGTGAAGCTGATACTTGATCAGTCGCATGTCTCCCTTCATAGACGCCCAGTCCGCACGCATTTCCTGGAGTTGTCTGTCCAGCTCGATCGCGCGCATCTTCCATTGGTCACGCTCGGCGGTGATCGTCGCCAGCGCGCCGCCTGATGCTGCAGCGTTGGCTACGCTGTTGTCCAGGGTCCGGATGAGCAGCGGCACGAGCCACTTACCCACAAACCCTGTGATCAGCAACGCCAGGCCCGCATAGATTCCCTTTTCGAAATCCATCGCTACCCCGCGAGCGTTCCGCCCGCGCGCACGTAGGCATCGCGCAGCCGCTCGATCTTCTGCTCATGCTGACCATAGCCGGCGCCCGGCAGGCTGGCCCAGATGTTGCGCACCTTGGCCACGGCCTCATCGAACCGCCCTGCCTGGATGTCAGCGATAGCGCGCCGCTCCTTGAGTTGCTGTATGGCATACCGGTCCTGGGACAGCGGCCCGAAGTCAGGGAGATTCAGCAGCGCCTTGTAATGAAGCCAGTAGCGGTACAGGATCTGGTAGCGCCCCGCGGCCGTAGACGAGAGCGACGGATTCAATCGCACCAGCACATTGGGATGGTCGTCGTAGCTCGTGAAAAGCCTTCCACCCACCAGCACGTCGTAGCCATCGTCCATCGTCGGCTGCCGGCCGTCGTCGGTTCCTTCCGACACGGCAAGCGTGTCAAGAAGGGCCACGACGTTTCGACCGCCCGCTTCTGCCTCACTGATTCTTGCCACAATTCCCCCTTTGTGTTTCTAACGTCCCGGCCTTCAGAGCCCGCCCGGACAAGGACAGCTTTCCGGTTATCGCGGCATGACGAACACGGCCGGAACGGCGCTGTATTCGATCTGGATGCCGTCACCAGGCGACAACTGGTAATTGCCGTAGGACGTCGACGTGGGCAGGAACTGGCCCGCTCGCACGATGGACACCCCGGTCATGGTCCCCGGAATCACATGGACGCTTACGTCGTTGCCAGTGTTGTTGGTGTAGAGGAAGGGAGACGCCCCTACCGTAATCTGCGTGACCGTGGGCGGGGCATTGTGCTGGCGACCCGTACCCATGTTGGTTAGGTCGCGGAAACGGGTGCGGGTGCCGTTGTCCACGGGGTACGCGTTGCCGCTGGCCCGGTTGTATTTCAGGGTCGAAATCAGGTTGCGCTGCGACGCTGCCTGAATCTCGATCAACTGGTGGAGCCCGCCGTGGATGATGTTGTCGCTGCCGCCCGAGATAACGACTTTCTTGAGCGTGTCGCAGTTCAAAAACTCGTTATGGTTGCCTTGGCAGAAAATATCGAAGTTGAAGTTTTCTTCGAAATCGATGGATATAAATTTGTTCTGCTTGGCGTTGCCGGTCAGAATCAGCCCGGTATCCCCGGTCGCCTCGATCGTTCCGCCGATGAAGGTATTGCCCAGGGTCCCATCCAGCAGCGCGCCAACGGGTGACCCTTCCAGAACCGGGTTGATGAACGTGCAGTAGCTCGTCTCCCCGTTCGGCCCGCTTTGCGTCAGGTGCAGACAGCGCGCCGGCGTGTTGTACCAACCACCGTCGTTGCTGGACGCGCGAATGCGGAAAACGGTACACACGCACGCTTCGATGTAGATCGCGGCGTAGGTGGCGCCAGCTCCTTTGGACGTGATCTGAATATCCGAAACATGCACTGCCTTGATATACACGCCGATCGTGCTGTTCGCGTTGGGATAAACCCGGAAATCCCCTTGGATGGACATGCCGCGAACGCCGCCACCGATATATGAGCCGTCGCACAAGAACGAAATGTCGGGGCCCGTGTTGATGAGCCAGACCGAGCCTTCGGCGATGAGTTGGAGGCCGGGAATTGCCCAGTTTTGGCCTTGCGAATAGGCGTAGTGTCCCGCAGGAAAACGAATACTGACCCCGAATCCAGCGGCGTACTTTTGGGCGGCCCACGTGCGCAGCACGGCCAACCGCGCCGCGTTGTCCCGTACGCCATCGCCCATGACCCCGAAATTCTGAGCCCGGACGACGTTGCCGGTCGCGAGCTTGTACCGATCGCCGTACTGACTGACCAGAACTGTGCCGCCGTTGTCCGCGCTCGTCGTGTCGCTGGAGTCGTAGAGGTACAGGGCAGGAGGCATGTCGCCGCGCGCGTAGTAGCCTGCAGCGATCACATACCGGTTTTTCGATCCGCGCTGCTTGCGCACGTCGGCAATCGTATCGACGGTGCGGCCCGCCCCTGAGATGAGCGCGGTGCCCAGATCAGTGCTGGTGCCGTCGGCCAGCATATCCAAGACAAACTGCCCGCTTCCATCAACCGACAAGTCAGCGAGCTGCTGGAGAACCCATTGGCGATTGGTTGCGTCCTGGGCGTCTATCGGGTCCGCCAGGTCTTTGATTCTGTTCTGCCGGGCCAAGTAGGCGCCCTGCCCGTCCACGTCGGCATCGCCCAGGCGGGGGACACGGTTCAGGTATCCGAACGCCTGCTGGATGGCAAGCCAGATGCGATCAAAGTCAAGGTTGATGCTTCGGGCGAACAGGTCGCCATTCGTCTGGTAGTCGGTTTGTCGGTCCAGCACTACATCAAGCTGGATGACAATCTGCGCCAGATTGGCGGGCGGCGTAATGAAGGTGACGTCGCCGCCGCTCGCCTGGCCGATGTTCGAAACGGTGTATTGGGATGAGGCGACTTCGACACCATTCACGATTACTTGCAGGTCGCGCGTGGCCAGGCACAGGAAGTCGTAGGCAAAGAGCGCGGTGACGCCATTTCCGACGTGAGTGGTGCGGGTTGGCTGCTGGGGGACGGTCACGGTAGCGGCTCCGGCGGATGCGCCGGGCCCGCCGGCGGCTAGGTTTCTAGGGTGACCTCGTGGACACCCCCTGTTGGGCGCCAATCTTCCCGCCCATGGCCGGTCGGAATCCCGACTTTTTCCCGGACCATCCGGCCGATGCGGACGGGTGCCTGGAGGATTGCGCCAGCGCCGCTGTCCAGGTAGTCGTCTGGCTGGTCTTTAACCTCTGGGTTCCAGTCCTTCATCTGGTCCCACATCGGGCCGTCCAGGACATCGACGTGCGCCCACATGACGCCGGATTTCATGGGCGGTTCGAGGCCGTCAAGGATGCGGGCGTTCTTGTTCTGCCCCACCTGGATATCGGTAACGCCGCAGCGCAGTCCCTGCTGTTTGAGCGCCTGGCGCAGGAGCTGGGGGACGAAGGCGCCGTTGCCGTTCGTCTCGACATAGACGTTGGGGATGTTGAAGCGCTCGATCAGGGCGCAGGCCTGCATGACCTGGCCGCCGATGATCTTGGCGTTGCGCGCGTCGGAGAACTCGGCGAACTCGCCCATCATGGCCTCGGCGACGTGCCAGTAAATATTCCCCGCCGCATCATCCAGCACCAGGGAGAAAGCCGACACGTCGCCGCGGATCTTGCCGAGCGCGCAGTCCCAATAGGCGCGCGCGCTGACGATCTGGACATTGCCCAGCATCATGCGCACCGCCCGGTTGGCGAGCTCGACGCGCGGGTGCACGGCATAGGGCTTGATCTTTTCCGGGTCCAATCGCGACTCCTTGATGGGCTTGGCCTGCAGCTGGTACTGCGAGTCCCAGTAGTTCAGGGTCCGGGTCTTCTTGCGCCGAATCTCGATTTCCGCGCGCGTGAAGCGTTCCGGCCATGCGCAGCGCGCGTAGATATCCAGCACGGCGCCGCCCGGCGGCTTGGCGAATACGACCTCGCCGCGCTCGTAGCGGTAGTCCCGCCCTTCCACCAGCAGCCGCGCATGCTTGTAGATGCCGAGCATGACGTACAGCCCGTCCGCCGCCGGCTTGAATGGCACCGGGTAGCGGGTGCGCTTGGTGGTGTCCTCGTACCGGATCTGGTCTTCCAACAGCGGGATGGTCAGCGACGCGGCGCCGCTGGCGATCATTTCCGGGTAGATGGAATCGTGCGTGTGCGGCGTGCCGATGTAGGTTTCCTGGCCGCCGGGCACCAGGATGAAAGTCGCCTCCTGGATCTTGGCGCGCAGGTTCTCGCGGGCATCCGCCGTCTTGATGTTCTTCGGCACCTCCACGTCGTCGTAATCGATGTCGCGCGCGCGGGCGCTGACAACGTTCTGATTCACGCCCACTGCGGTCATGCTGGCGTTTCGCGGGTCGTTCGACCCGGACACCCAGAACATCTGAGAGCCTGGCTTGGTGGGGAGCATGCCGCCGCAGAGCGGGTGCCGGCGCAGCACGTTGATGCTGTCGCGCGTAAGCTTCTTGGCCAGTTGTCCGTCAGCCGCCCAGATGAGCGACACCCAGGTGCCATCGCAGTACAGCTGCCAGGCCTTGTAGACAGCGTAAATCGTGGACTTCGCCGCCCCGCGGAACACCTGCAGGACTCGCACCGGCTCCCGGCAGGTGTCCAGCCAGTGGCAGATGCGGACGTGCAGGTCCGGGACGGTCCAGCCCTGCACCTTCGCCCACATCAGGAAGAAGGCCAGGAAGGAAATCTTGCGCTTCATCGCGTGGCGCCGGCCGCCTTCTGGACCTTCTCCAGGAACTTGGCCGCCTCCTTCTCTGCCCGCTTGACCTCGCCTTCCAGCCCGTCGTCGGCCTCGGGGTGATCGTCCACCGCCGCCGCGCCGCCGTCGCCCGCCGTCTGGCGCCGAGACAAGTCGATCAGGCTGTTCAGCTTCATGGCCAGCGTGACAGTGGCGATGGGGTTCTTCTTCGCCCAGAACCGATCCCCGCGCGTCTGGGCGTCCATCATGTTCGGGGCGACGCCATGCCCGGGCCAGTTGTCCGGGTTCATCTCATCGACCAGCACGTCGATCAGCTTCTCGGCGTATTCGGTCAGGCGTTCAAATTGGTCTTGGCGCATCATCGGCTCCAGGCACGGGAAAGGTCGGGGCCGCGCTCCGGCAAGCCCGGGCCGAGCTGCCACCAGTAGTCCTGATCGTGCTGGCGAGCGGCGCGGCGTTCCACACGGCTCAAGTATCCCGGGCTGAGGTTTTCTTGCAAGGCGTGAAAGAAGGTGTGGTCAATGGCGCCGGACAGCCACCACAGGTTCTGATACGGCAGCGTGCCGCGGATCGTGCGCGCCGCGCCTGCTCCCAGGTTCAGGTCGTCGCCGCTGGCCGCGCGCCATGCGTTCTCGACGCCCAGGCCCACCACATCGAACAGGGTGCCAGCAGACGGGCCCAGCACCGTACCGCCCACCGATGCGGCAAATCCGCCCGGGGTTTCGCGCGGATCCTGGAAGAGCATGTCGCCCACGATGGAAAGGCCGCCGCCCTGCAGCAGCGCCTCGGACCAGAAGCGGCCGCTGTTCACTGCCAGCGGGTCGCGGCCAGACAGCATTTCCTTGATCTGGAAGGCGATGCCGCCGGCGATGGTGGTGCCCAGCATGACGGCTGTGCCATAGGCCAGTCGGTTGGCGGCCACCGGCGCGCCATCCAGCCCGCGCGGCGCGTCGAGCATCCGGCGGTAGTGCCGGGAAATCATGGCCATGGGAAAGCTCTTGAACTGCATGACGGACCGGGCGAGCTCGCCGCCGATCGTGCCCGCCTGCTGGCCACCCCAGGTCTGCGCCGCGCGGGTGGCCAGGTCAGGATTGATGACCGCGTATTCCGATTCGTCCCGGATCAGGCCCAGCACCTTGGACACCAGCTGAGGCGCATTGTCGGCGCCCGTGGCCATGATCGCCTCGGGCGTCAGGTATTGCTGCCCGCGGTATTCGGTCGGCTGCACCTTGCTGATGACCGCCCAATCGTCTTCAGTGATGCCCTTGCGCGCCAGGTGCGAACGGTCCCATTCGGTCAGCGCGCCCCATTCCTTGCCGGCCATCTTGCCCAGACCGCCCATCATGGTCATCTGGAACGCCCGGCGCATGCTGTCGGTCCAGGCGTTCATGAGCGACAGCTTCATGACGCTGTTGGCGACCTTGCCGGACCAGTTGTTGCGGATGTGGTCGCCCGAAAATCGGTTCAGGTCGGACACCAGGGATTCAGCGATCAGGCCGTGCGCGTTCAGGAATTCCCGCGTCTCGCCGCTGAACTGGCCGCCGATGTTCTTGAGCGCCTGCCAGTAGGGCAGCTTGTTGTAGCCGGCCGTCACCAGGTAGGTTGGGATGTCGGACAGGGACGCCCAGACCGCGCGGCCAAGCTTGGAGGCGACATTCAGGTTTCGCAGGTCCGCCGCGACGCGCGCCAGGTTGGCGTTCTGCACCGCGCCTGCGTTGCCAGTCAGCACGTCGAAATAGGCCTCTGGCTGGTTGATGAATGAGCGCTTGACGCCGCCGTCCTGCTTCTCGGCGATATCGGCCTGCACGCGGAACTGGTGCGCCGGGTTCGGGCCGTAGCGCTCGACCAGCGCGATATCGCGCGCCAGCCCGGAGATATGCCCGTTCATGGCGTCGTACATGCTGCCCTGGCCGAATTCGCCCATGTATTCGATGTAGGCCTGGCCGTCGCGCCAGTGGAGCTGCCGGGTCTGGCTGCCGCGGTTGGCGCGGGCGCCGGTGCCACGGAACCCGCCCGGCTCGAGCTTATTCAGCCCGCCCGAAGACAAGGTTTCCCAGGTGGCGCGCAGGAACGCCGTCATTTCCGCATCGTCCATCAAGCGACCGTCCGGCCGCACATAGCGGTTTCGGTCCAGCTTCGGCAGCGTCTGCTGCACCCAGGCGTCCTGCCCGGCAGCCAGCACCCGGCCCTGATCGCTGCCCTGGGGAAGGTAGCCGTATTCCAGCCGGCCCACGTCGCCGCCCGCGTTGTTGAATCGCTGGCGCATCGTCTCGACCGTCGTGCCCCAGGCCTTGGCCGCTTCCACCGCCAGCCGGTTGCCCGTGCCGCCCTCGCCACGCGCGAACACCTCGACGGCCAGGTCACGCGTCATCTGCGGGTTTTCGACGTCGAACAGGAACTGCAGCGCGCGCCGCCCCGCTGACACGCCATCGGCAGATGCCGCGGCGTCGAACAGGCTGCGCAGCTGCGCCCAGTATTGATCCTTGACGCCCTTGATGTAGGCGTCCGTCTGTTCCATGTGCCGCACCAGCGCGCGGGACCGGCTGTCCCCGAACAGATCCTGGATGCCGGCAATCTCGGCATCGACGTCGGCGCGCTTGACCAGCTGGAGCTGCTGGCGCTGCAACTTTAGGCGGGCTTCGGCGCGGGCGTCCTGCATGGCGCGCTCGGCGGCGGCCAGGGTGCGCTGGGCGGGCGTGAGCGCCAGCCAGGCGGCGCGGTCTTGCCGGGCAAGCGCCTGCGCCGTGCCGGTGATTCGGTCATCGATCGCTTTGATTTCGGACTGGCTGAGGGTGCGGCCGGCAGCCGCATTCACCTGGTCGATACATTTTTTCAGCATGTCGTTTCCTTATGCCGCGCTGATGAAGCAGTTGGCGGCCACGGCCAGCAGGTCGGTGTCGGCGTCGTCCCTGGCCAGTTGTTCGTTCAGGCGGCGGATTGCCTCGGAGAGCGGAATGTCTTCCGCGTCGCCGTCCATGCGCACCGGCAGGTCCGGCTGGGCAGCTTCGATTTCCGCCAGGCGCGTCGTGACATAGGCGTCGCTGGTGGCTTGCGCCGTGGTGGTGGGCAGCTTGGCCGGCGGTGCGATGGGATCGACGTCGGCGCGGGAAGCGGTCGGCGTTACCAGGTCGGTGCCGGATGCGAACTCCTGGCCGCCCGGCAGCGTGCCGGCGGACTCGGCGCGCGCGGTGGCCGGTTGCCGGCCGCGCTCCGGGATCTGGAACGGGGATTCAGCCGCACGGCTTGCCTGGCGCACACCGGCGGCAACCGGCGTCATGGGCGAAGCGGGCGCGTCAATAGCGGCGCGTTCCGCTTTCATCTGCTCGATGCGATCGTCCAGCACGGCCAGCGCTTGGCGCGCGGCCATGGCGTCGGCGTTGCTTTCGATCTGGGCTTCCAGCGCGGCGATGCGCGCGTCAGCGTCTTGCGCCCGGGCGTCCAGTTCCTGCCGCGCACGGTTCAGTGCCGCCCGCGCGCCGGTGCGCGGCTCATTGGCGCGGATCTGGGCAGCCAGCGCGCGCAGCTCCACATCGTCGCCCGCAGCGCGTCGCGCCTGGGCCAGATCCTGGATCTCGGTGCGCAGCGCCCGGATGGCGCCCGGGTCGGCCAGTGCCTCGGCCTGCGGCAGCAGTTCCGCCCGCGCGGCTTCTGACCGGGAAACCATCGTTTCCAGGGCGCGCGCCGCGTAGGCATCCTTCATCGGGAACTGGTCCGCCACGTAGACCGACAGGCCGTCAGCCATCTGCGACGAGGCGCGCATGACCGACATCATGGCGTCATTGGCGGCGCGCACGTCGCTTGCGTCGCCCAGGTTCCAGGAATCGACCACCTCGCGCACGCGCTGCACGCGCGCCGCGTCGACCAGTTCTTGCTGCACAGGGCCGCGCGGCGCTTCTACGCCTTCTGCCGCCTTGGCCGCCTCGGGCGCAGCCTGGCCTTCCCGGGCGGCCGCGCGCGTCCTGCCGCGCAGCGCCCAAGCGCCGAACGCCGCCGGCACCAGGGTGGAAACCGCCAGGCCAACCGGGTCAAACGGGTCGTACTGGTCGGCCAGGTTGCTGTAGTCGGCGTTGCTCAGGATGTCGCGCGTCATCTGCTGCTGGGCGATGAACAGGCCCGGGCCGCCGCCTGCGGCATAGCCCAACGTGCCCGCCAGCGTCTTGCCTGCCACGGGCAGCACAACGCCGACGCCAGTGGTCACGCCGGTGACGGCGCCCACGCTCGCCCGGGTTGCAAGGTCGACACCCTGTCGACGCAGCTCGTCGGAGGCGGTCACGCCCTCGTCTGCGCCGGTCAGCGCCGCGCCCGTCAGCGGGTTGCCGGTGGCCACCGTGTAGCCGACCGCCTTGGTGATCGTCTTGGTAAAGCCAAACACCATTTGCTCGGCAGTGCTGGCCGTCTGTGGATTCGGGCCCAGCCAGCGCGCCGCGTCCCGAATGCTATCGCCTGCGGCGCTGCTGAATGCCTCGCCGGTTCGCAGACGGCGCTGGGCTTCTTTCTGGTCTTCTTCGCGCCATTCCTGCCCGGTTTCGACGCCCACGGGCAGCATGCCGGAATAGTTGTAGGACGCCTGCACGTCACCGAACGCGCCGACGACATCCGACCAGAACGCACCGGCTTCTAGGCCGCCAGCAGCAATGCCAGACGGCGCCGCCTTCAGCAGCCCCCAAAAGCTAAAGCCCCGCTCGGGGCCTGGCGCTATCGGCGCGAGCTGCGCGCGATTGCGCAGCGCTTCGTTTATCTCGCCCTGGTAGGCATCATCGAGTGCCATTGCTCACCCTCACGATGACCGGCTGGCCGGCCTGATTCAGTACGACGCCCGTACCGGACGACACGGTGTAGCGGCCCTGTCCAGCGTGGCGCAGCACCGCGTTGGGCAGACCCTTGACGAATTCGGCCACGGGCACCGCCTTGCCTGCCACGAAGACATTCCCGTCCGGCGCCTGGTCGGTGAAGCTCTCCGGGGTCAGCGCCACCAGGCCGCGTTCGAATTGGCTCTCGGTCATGCCCAGCGGAAGGGGGATCTTGCCGCCGTTGAAATCGACAATGCCGCCCGCCACGGTTTCGATGGCCCCTCGGATGCTACGGCCTTCGCGGCGCACGTCAGCGTCTGCCCGGACGCGCACGGCCGAGTCGATCACGGCGTTCTCCATCTCAGGCGTGGCGAAGACGCCCCGGACCTCTGCCGCGATCTCAGACCGCCAGCGGCTCACGTCCGCCTCGGCGATGCGCTTGTCCTTGAT